AAAGCATGTAGTATTTAGAGACTTCTTTGGGAGTAAAATATTCAAGCCACCTAAAGAAAACTACATGATTCCTAGTATTCATTTGGTACACTCAGAAATAAGGTTTATGGATGGAGCAAGCATCCCATGGGCAAATAGAGTAACTAACTTATCCAACAATGAAGAATACCGCCACACAATAGCAATGCTGGCGGCGGCCTACGCCGCAAAAGGGCATAAAGTCTTAGTTGTAAGCGACCGAGTTGCACTTCTAAGAGCTTGCGCCGAGCTGACTGGGGACAACGCAGTTTGTGTTACGGGTGAGGTTTCACATGAGAATAGAGAAAAGCTAGTACAAGAGATGTTAACTGGCACTAAGAATGTATTATACGGTACGCAAGCAATTTTTTCAGAGGGTATTTCTGTAGATACACTAAGCTGCCTAATTTTAGCAACACCTGTTAATAATGAACCTTTATTAACACAGCTAATAGGTCGTGTAATACGTAAACGAGAGGGTAAGGTAGACCCTGTTATAGTAGATATACATTTAAGAGGGAAAACTGCTCAGAAACAGGCTTCAAATAGAGTAGGATACTACTTAAAAGAAGGCTACCACATGAAGTACCTTTGAAAAATAATTCTTGACAATTACCCTAAATAGGAGTATAATATTGTTCTTATATGACTGGCAGAAGGTTTATAATGAAGCAAATGGAAGTGTTGCTTTGTGTAATCGTATAATGGAAATGCTTATAACCAAGCGTATGCCTAAAAATACATACGACCCAATTTATAACCTTTCTACTAAGAATTTCTCAGGCGGTAGCTTTTTGGTACACCCAGATGTGCTGCTGTATGAGTCATATAAGTATTCGCACCGTGAGACTGCTGAATACTATGCTCTTGCTTCATTAAGAAGTTTAGCAGAATACTTTGTCTCTCGTAAAGTAACACTAGATTTATTGCACGTCCCGGTAAGTTTAGAGTTTATAAACAATAATAGACTATTGAGTATGGATGAGCATTCCGTTCATTTCTTATACGAAGAAGTCACTAAAAGGAATATACACTAATGGCTATATCATTTAATAAGCAAAAAGGCTCCGCACAGAAATCAAGCATGGACAGTTTCGCCTTCAAAGATGGCGAAAACAAAATGCGAATCGTAGGCGATATTCTCGCTCGATACGTTTATTGGATTGAAGGCGAGAACGGCAAAAACCTCCCACTAGAATGTCTGTCTTTTGACAGGAACGCAGAACGTTTTAATAACTCCGAAAAAGATTGGGTTCGTGAGTACTACCCCGACCTGAAATGTGGCTGGTCTTACGCTACACAGTGTATTGACCCAAATGATGGTAAGTTGAAAGTTGTAAATCTGAAGAAGAAACTGTGGGAACAAATTGTGCAGACTGCACAAGATGGTCTTGGAGACCCTACTGATATTGAGAATGGCTGGGACATTTGTTTCAAGCGAGTAAAGACAGGGCCACTTCCTTACAATGTAGAATACCAGTTGCAAGTACTCAAGTGTAAAAATCGCGCTTTGAGTGCCGAAGAGCTTAGCACGATTGCAGAGCTGAAGTCTATGGACGATGTTATGCCTCGCCCAACTCCAGACGCTCAGAAAGAGCTTTTGGACCGACTGCGAACAGGTAGCAAAGATAACGACGACGAAATGCTTGAAGAAGAGTTTAAAGTAGGATGATTTTATTCACGGCAGATTGGCACATAAAGCTGGGGCAGAAGAATGTTCCAGTAGCATGGGCGTTAAATCGCTATAACCTATTCTTTCAACAAATCTATGATTTAGAGAAAGAGTGCAATATGCACATTATAGGAGGCGATTTATTTGATAGGCTGCCGAATATGGAAGAATTGGAACTTTACTTCTCTTTTATTAGAGAGGTAAAGATTCCAACCATTATTTACGACGGGAATCATGAAGCTACTAGGAAACATAAAACCTTTTTTACTAACTTAAAGCAAGTATCAAGAGACATCAATCCCTTGATACACATTGTCGATATTTCTTATATTGATAGTGACTTAGGCTTCGGTATACTGCCATACGCAGATTTACATAGAAAAGATAGTGTGGAGCACTTTGATAAGAGCAAAGCACTATTTACACATGTGAGAGGAGAGATACCTCCACATGTAAAGCCCGAGATTGATTTAGACAGGTTTTTAGATTTCCCTGTAGTTTTTGCTGGAGATTTACATTCACACAGCAATTGTCAGCGTAATATAGTGTACCCAGGCAGCCCTATGACTACATCTTTTCATAGAAAAGAAGTAAAAACAGGTTATATTCTCATTAATGAGTACGACTGGACTTGGTTCTGGGAATCTTTCAACCTTCCACAACTGATTCGTAAGACAGTAAGTAATCAACAGGATATGGTACCGACAGACTATAATCATACTATCTATGAAATAGAAGGCGATATTCAAGACTTAGCAGGCATTAAGAATTCAGAGCTACTCGACAAGAAAGTAGTAGTTCGAAAATCAGAAGCAAGTCTCATTATTAGTAAAGATATGACTGTAGAAGAGGAGCTGATAGAGTACCTAAGCTACATATTAGAAATATCAGAAAATAAAATACCAGACATTCTAGCAACTTACAGCGATTATGCTTCAAAAGCTGAAATGGGATAACTTATGATTACGCTTCAAAAGCTGAAATGGGATAATTGCTTTAGTTACGGCTCTGGCAATGAGCTACAGCTAGATGAGAACATAGTAACACAAATTATTGGCACTAATGGTATGGGAAAGTCTTCCATACCGTTAATTATTGAAGAGGTTCTGTACAATAAAAATTCAAAAGGCATTAAGAAAGCGGATATTCCAAATCGTTATATTAATAATGGCTATAGTATTTACCTTTCCTTTAGCAAAGATGACGAAGACTATGAAATAACTGTAAATAGAGGCTCTACCATCAGGGTTAAATTAGAAAAAGATGGAGAAGATATCTCTAGTCATACGGCTACAAATACTTATAAATCTATACAAGATATCATAGGTATTGATTTCAAAACGTTTTCTCAGCTAGTATACCAAAATACAAATGCAAGCCTACAGTTTCTTACTGCTACTGATTCAAATAGAAAAAAGTTTCTAATAGATTTGTTGCACCTAGAGCATTATGTAGAGTTATTCGATATATTTAAGGAGGCATCAAAACAGTCCGGTATTGCTATTGCACGCATAACTTCTAAGTTATCAACCGTAGAAAAATGGCTTGAAGACAATAAATTAAGTGATACCAGTATAGTAGAGCTGTTAAATTTTGATATTGATACATCTAAAGATGAGAAAGAACTGGCTTCATTAACGATAGAACTTCAAAATATTTCCGAAAAAAATAAAAAAATTAGTAAAAATAATCAATATAAAAGCATTATGAGCACTATTGATATTGCATCAATAAATGGGTCAAGTGTTAAACAGTTACAAAGCTACGATAATTTACAATCTGAAGTAGGTAGTTTAAACGCAATCGCTGCGGGTGCTCAACGACTTTTACATAAGCTAGAAGGATTGGGGGATACTTGCCCTACTTGTGAACAATCAGTGGATAATTCGTTTAAACAGAGTCTCATGGGTGCGGAAGTAGAGAAGAATGTCTCTGCTACCAACAAAATGAAGGAGTTAATGAATGAAATTGAACGAATTAAAGAAAACAACAGTGTATATACAGCTAACTCAAAAGCTAAAAAGGATTGGGAAGACTTGTATAGGTCTATTGACCACACTTTACAGAGTGAGCCAGTGGACAAAGGACAGCTTGATAGTAGGATTTCTAGCTTACAGAAGGCATTACAAGACTCAAAAGACACTGTATCGAAACTCTCAAAGGAAAATGAGCTAAGAACAAAGAGAAATACTCGAATACAAGTAATTCAGGAGCAGACAGATGAGTTTGTTTCTCAATTAAATGCGTGTCAAGCAGAGTTAGATGATTGCTTGAAATTAGATAATAATCTTGAAGTGTTGAAGAAAGCCTTTAGTACAAATGGGTTGCTTGCATACAAGATTGAAAACTTAGTAAAAGAATTGGAAGAACTCACCAATGAATATCTTGGAGAGCTTTCTGATGGTAGATTTACACTAGAGTTTGTAGTTTCAAACGATAAGTTAAATGTACAAATAACGGATAACGGTAATATAGTAGATATTCTAGCTCTTTCTTCTGGAGAATTGGCAAGGGTTAATACTGCTACACTTATCGCAATTCGCAAGTTAATGAGTAGTATTTCGAAGTCTAAAATCAATGTATTATTTCTAGATGAAGTTATTAACGTGTTGGATGATGCAGGTCGCGAAAAGATGGTAGAGGTACTTTTGGGTGAAGACCTGAATACTTATATTGTCTCACACGGATGGGCACATCCCTTACTCGCAAAAATAGAAGTAGTCAAGAACGGGAACGTTAGTGGATTAGAATAGTGGGAGCAGGTAGACGAAGAGGTTGGTGGAATTATGATAAATGTGAGCCTCCTATAGAAATACACAAGCCATGCACTTGTCATGGAGAACTAAAGGAAGATTATGGTAGATTCGAGAGCGAAGGGGGCGAGGGGGGAGTATCTAGTAAGGGACATGCTTCGAGAATTAACAGGATTGAAGTTTGAAAGAGTTCCAGCTTCTGGCGCACTTGAGTACTTAAAAGGAGATTTATATGTCCCCAATCAAAGAAATCATTACTGTATAGAAGTTAAAAATTATAAAGATTCTCCACTTAGTGATAAAGTATTTACACAACCAAAGACAAATGATTTAATTCGTTGGTGGAAGAAAGTAGTAGTACAGGCAGAAGGCGGAAATCAAAAGCCTTTATTATTCTTTAAGTATGACCGCTCCAAAGTATTTGTATGTACAGCAGAAAAGCCTGAAGTATGTCCAGAGTGGATGTATATATCTTTTCTAGATTGTTATGTACTTCTAGCTGAAGAATGGTTAACAAATGAAATAATGGAGTTCATAGGTGGCTTTTAATTTTAATGATATACAAACAGGCTCAACTCTTATTGTTGATGCTCTAAACCTTGCGTTTAGATGGAAACATGCAGGTAGAACAGATTTTCGTCATGATTATGTAACAACAGTAAAGTCTCTAGCAACGTCTTACAAATGTGGGAATGTGATTATCACAGCCGACTGGGGGTCGTCTAGCTACAGAAAGCAGATTTTACCTGAGTATAAGCAGAATCGAAAAGATAAATACGACACGCAAACAGAGGCAGAAGCACAGGCTTTTAAAGATTTCTTTAATGAATATGAGAAAACTTTAGAGTTGTTAGCAGAGAGTTATAAAGTGATTCGTTTTCAAGGTGTAGAGGCAGATGACCTTGCTGCCCACCTAGTAAAACATAAAAACAAGTACAAATTAGACCATATTTGGTTGATTTCTAGTGATAGAGACTGGGACTTGTTAATTCAAGAGGGAGTAAATAGATTCTCCTATGTAACTCGTAAAGAAGTAACAGTAGATAACTGGTCTGAGCATTATGGAGTTTCTCGTGAAGAATATATCTCTTTTAAGTGTTTAACCGGAGATAAGGGTGACAACATACCTGGCATTAGCGGTATTGGCCCAAAACGTGCAGAGCAGTTAATAAAAGAATATGGGGATGCTATGTCTATCTATGATAGTATACCTATTCCAGGGCATTATAAGTATATTCAAGAGTTGAATGCTAACGCAGAAATTTTACTTAAGAACTATGAATTAATGGATTTAGTAACATATTGCGATGATGCAATAGGGCCTGATAATTTGTCAGAAGTAACACGGAGAATGCTGGATGCAGCTTAATTATAATAGAGATAACTACTTATCAGAGTTTAGTATTAAAACACTAGAAGATAGGTACTTGATTGAAGGAGAAAACTCTCCACAAGACGCATTTGCTAGAGCAGCTAAGGCATTTGCAGATGATGACGCACACGCGCAGAGGCTGTACGATTATGCAAGTAAATTATGGTTTATGTTCTCCACACCCATTCTGAGTAATGGTGGAACAAATCGTGGTCTACCTATTAGTTGCTTTTTGAATTATGTTGAAGATAGCCGGCAAGGGATTACAGGTCATTATACTGAAAATGCGTTTCTTTCGAGTGTAGGTGGTGGAGTTGGTGGTTGTTGGAATAACGTTCGTTCAGTGGGAAGCAAAACCTCTGCGGGGTCAGAGAGTACTGGAGTAATACCATTTCTAAAAGTAGTTGATGCAGAGATGTTAGCGTTTTCACAAGGAGTAACTAGACGAGGTAGCTATGCAGCATATTTGGACATATCACATCCTGAGATTGAAGAATTTTTGGACATACGTAAGCCTACAGGCGGGGACGTTAATAGAAAATCTACTAACCTACATCATGCCGTTACTCTATCTGATGAGTTCATGAATCTGATAGAACAAGCTACAAGAGTAGAAGGATTTGATGATTCATGGGCCTTAATTGACCCACACACTCAAAAGGTAGTAAAAACTGTATCTGCTAAAACTCTTTGGGTAAAGCTGATTCAGAACAGGGTTGAGACTGGCGAACCGTATATTATGTTTAAAGATACAGTTCAAGAAGCTCTTCCAGATTTTCAGAAAAAGCTCGGGCTACAGGTACATCACTCTAACTTATGTTCTGAGATTACGCTTGCCACAGATAGTGAACGTACAGCAGTATGTTGTTTATCTAGTGTAAATTTGGAGGAATATGATGAGTGGAAAAACAATGACCAATTCATTCCTGACCTAGTACGAATGTTGGATAATGTGTTAACTTTCTTCATAGAAAATGCTCCTTCAGAGCTACACAGAGCAAAGTTAAGTGCAGAAAGAGAAAGAAGTATTGGTCTAGGCGCTATGGGATTTCATGCTTATCTGCAAAGACATAGTATAGCTTTTGAGAGTGCACTTGCAAAAAGTGCGAATATTAAAATGTTTAGTAGGATTAAATCGGAGGCACTTCGTGCAACAAGAGAGCTCGCAAATGAAAGAGGTGCATGTCCAGATGATATTTCTGGTACTGTACGTAATGCTCACCTTTTGGCTGTTGCTCCTAACGCCAGTAGTAGTATTATATGTGGGAACACAAGTCCTAGTATTGAGCCTTATAGAGCTAATGCATTTACTCAAAAGACAAAAAGTGGTTCAAGCCTTCTTAAAAATGAGTATCTCGAATTTGCCTTGGATGAAATAGATAAAAACACAGATGAAGTTTGGAAGAGTATCATTACAAACGGAGGCTCAGTACAGCATCTAGATTTTCTAGATGATTATACCAAAGCTGTATTCAAAACCGCAGTAGAGATAGACCAGAGATGGATTATTGAGTTTGCAGCAGATAGGCAAGTTTTTATATGCCAAAGTCAGTCTCTCAATGTTTTCTTTCCAGCTAATATATCAAAACAAGAACTTCATGCAGTACATATGATGGCTTGGCAGAAAAAAGTAAAGACTCTGTACTATCTACGAAGTGAAGCAATGAAAAGGGCTGAGAACGTATCAGATGAAGTACTAAGACAATACCTATTTGAAACCATTGATGAAGAAGGCTGCCTTTCATGTCAAGGGTAGCGATAGATAAAGAGCAGTTAAAATGCTTAGTTCAGAAAGGCGTATCAAGGCCAGAACTAGCTTTACACTTTAATTGCTCCGTCAGGACTATAGCTAATAGAATAAAAGAGTATGGGTTCCTAGGCCTAACTCCGAATAATAAGTCACTACCAGTTATAAATGGAGAAAAAAAGTGTCGTCGGTGTAATACTTTAAAAGCTATATCAGAGTTTAACCTAAGTACTAAAAAACTTGATGGATTAAGAAATTGCTGTAGAGAGTGTGAGTCTTCTTATTATACGGAGAATAGAGATAGAATAAGATTAAAACACAAAGCACACTATACTAAGAATAAAGAATCCTACGCTGCTAGGGCTACTAATAGAAGGGCTGCTAAGTTAAAAGCTACTCCTAAGTGGTTTTCAGAGCTAGACCATATTATATTAGAAGAGATGTATGCTATAAATATGCTACGAAAAGATATGTTTGGTATACAGTATCATATTGACCATATTGTTCCTCTTCAAGGTAATAACGTTAGCGGATTGCACTATCACCAAAACTGGCAAATATTAACTGCCCAAGAGAATTTTAAAAAGAGTAATAAACATTATGAGTAACTTACTAGAAGAAAGAGCATACTATAAACCGTTTAACTATCCTTGGGCTTTTGAACACTATAAGCAACAACAACACGCCCATTGGCTGCCCGATGAGGTAAATCTTGCAGATGACCTGAAAGATTATAGAGAGAAAATGACTATTGGCAACAAGAAATTGATTGCTAATATTTTTCGGTTTTTTACACAGGCTGACGTTGATGTATGTTGTGGCTATGCTACTCATTATTTACCTACATTCAAGCAA